CAATTCTATATTGTCGAAAATACCTACCGTCTGAATGATAAAATCAAAACTGTCTTGCTTAGTAATACGCATTCCATCCAACAATTTCCAGTTTTTCGCTTCAAAATTTACCTCATCGGCGTTTTTACCTTCATCCTTCCATTTTTGTTTCAGCTTCTCCAAGGTCGCTTCTTGAGCAACGGTGTCAACTGTATAACCATAAGAACATGTTGACACCGAATTAAACATACCGTCTTCTTTAGCTGTTCCAATTGAGAGCTCGCAAGTCAAATGAATTTTCTCACCCGGCAACTCTTCAGAAATTTTAGGTCTTAATCTTACAAAATCGATAAAATATCCAGTATAATTATCAGCAGGGAAGATCTCACGGTTTTTAGCTTGGTCAATTGGCTTTCCAGTAATCAAATCATTTATTACGAAATTTTCCGTGGTAACAAACATCATCGTGTCAGTTATATTTTCTACATTTACTTCTAACTGGTAATTTTTTAGGGGAAATCCATCAATATCTTTAATATGAATTGGAATACAACTTAAGCGTTGTTTTAGAATCTCATTATTTAGACGACTTGTATTAGCAATAATATTTGCCTTATTTTGTTCATGAGGAGTAGTTCTAAATACGACTAATGGTATGTCAGATAGAATTGTTCTTCTGATAGCATTAGCCAAACTCACATTTACACCACTTAAGGTAAATAAAAGCATTTCATCATTGTGTCTAGAATTTAGTTCAACTTGGGGATTCATAGTATCTAATAATACTTTATATTTAAATTGTATAATTTAAATCAATTTTTTTTAAATTAAATGTGAAAAAATGAGTTAAATATTTAATTCGATTAACTAATTATAGAATAAATGAGTTCCATTTTATATTACAGTAAATTTTGTGAACATTCGAACAAACTTCTTCAATCATTGTCAAAAACAACACAGAAAGATATACATTATATATGTATTGACAAAAGAGTTAAGGACTCTAATAATAAAATGTTTATTGTTTTAGAAAACGGGCAAAAAATTATTATGCCTGAAAATGTTAATCGTGTACCTGCGTTACTCTTATTGAATCAAAATTATCAAGTGCTATATGGTGAGGCTATATTGAACCATTTGAAACCTAAACAAGAAGTCGCCATAAGACAAGCAACGCAAAATAATATGGAGCCGATGGCCTTTTCATTTGGAAGCGGTGGTTTTGGTGACATTGTTTCGGATGCTTATAGTTTTTTGGACCAAGGTTCTGAAGAATTACAGGCGAAAGGTAACGGAGGTATGCGACAAATGCATAACTACGTTGATTTAAATTATTCGGACAAAATATCTACTCCAAATGACGAGCAAGAATATAAAGGATCAAATAAAATATCAGGTGAATTAACTATTGAGCAATTACAACAACAGAGAGACTCTGAATTACAAAAAATCACCGGAAATAAACCACCGATGAAGTTTTAGAGTGAATTTAATTATATTTAAAAAAATATATTTAAAAATAAAAATATTAATTATTTACACAATGAGCAACATACTTACCGCATTTAACGACCACTTTATCGAATTTGTTTCGGATATTCAAAATGTTTTTCCGAATGATCCTGATATTTTAGCAACTAAAAATATTCTTGTTGCTGTTAGAAAGGCTAACCCAAAAATGATTGTCAAGATCTGGAATTCATTTGTGGTTGGAAAATACAGACCCGAGATTGAGGCTGGTAATATTGATTTCTTTATTAATAAGGATTATTCGAGTGATGTATCTGTAGCGGCAAATTCGGATAAAATTATGGAATCGATTAATAGATTAAGGGAGCCGATTAGACAGATGACACCTGAAAGTCAGGCGAAAACTATGAAGTATATTCAGAATTTGACAAAGTTGGCTGCTTTGTGTGAGTAATACTAATAAAATTAAATCTATAATATATTACTATTTTAACCCATATTTGATAACAGAATTAATATAATATTTGTTATCACATTTTAACCAATAAATAAACCAAATTTAACCACAAAATCAATCATATTTTCTGAACCCATTGAATGATTACACGCAAAACAGATTGGTCTTAGATTATTGATTTCGTGCGTTCCGCCATTTTTTTCACTAAGAACGTGACCAACATCAAAATTTGTATTTGAAATCGTTACCTTTTTACAACATAAACATTTATGCTTTATAATGTCTTCACCAATGTAATGATTCCATATAATAACTCGTACATTTTTAGGTATACTTTGTTTCTTTTTTTTCTCTTCCTTTTCTTTCTCTTTTTCCTTTTGTCTTTTTGTCTCTTCTTCTTTGTCCTTTTGTTTCTTCTCTTCTTCTTCTTTTTGTCTCTTTTCTTCTTCTTCCTTTTCCTTTTCTTTTTGTCGCTTTTCTTCTTCCTTTTGTCTTTTTGTTTCTTCTTTCATTTTAAGCTCAATTTCTTGTTTCTGTTTTTCAAGTTGCTCAATCAAACTTAATTGTTCTATTTTAATATCAGGTTCTCTTTCTTTTTCTTTTTCCTCTTGAATATCATCCAATTTAAATTTTAGAATGGAAGAATGATACTCTAATATTTGACATACTAAATAATCCTTTTTATACCCAGCAACTCCTTTAATTCCACATTGTTTACAAATATTTTTTAAATCATTACTTTTTTTCTCCTTCAATATAGGTAACAATTTAATAAATTCATTTTCCAAAATTTGAATTAAATCTGGTTTCTTACTTTTAGAAATTCCAGAAACACCCAAATCTTTCGCTTTGTCCTTGAGACTATCTAAATTTAATTTATTCAATTCAGAATTTAATTTACTCGTTATTTCATTTACTTTTATTTCAATTTCAAATGATATTGTTGTATTATTGTCATTATTTTCTGTAATGTCTGATATAATAGATTGTGAATCTTGTAAAATATTATCCATATGTTTATTAATATCTTATTTAATATGTTTAAATCAATTTAATAACATTTTATTAAATTAATTTCAAGGATTGTATTTATCAATAGTCACATTTTTGGCTATGTTTTTAATGATTTTGTCTTCCTTTTCCACATCATTATCTCCCTTGCCTCCCATTGCTTCGATAATGAGTTTATCATATTTATCTGAGTATTTGGATTCACTTTTTTCACAGCCTGGATGTTTTGTTTTAAACTCCTTTAATAATTTTGAATTCTTATGAGTGACGTGTTTAATAACCTTTCTCATTTTTTGTTTATTTTCATTTTCCTTTTCCCATTTATCCTCGTCTTTTACATACATTACTTCTCTCTTTGAGTCTGTACAATGAACAGGACGCTTTGTTTCATCAAGTGAGTTTAAATTCTGGACTATTATTTTTGATATTCCATCAACATAACCTAACTTTCCAACATTTTCCAAATCGCATAATTGTAGCTTTATTGAATCAACAAAATCCATAATATTCATTGCATCTTTGCAAGTTTCGTTTAAAAAGAACTGCAAATTGAAGGTTTTATTATGTGAATTTGTATGAGTAGTATTAGTATTATTTGTAATTGAACTATTCTTGGATAGCTCGATAATAGTTTTATTTTGCTCTATCATTGCTTTACTCTGTTCCACTAATAAGTGTTTAAATTCATCATTTTGTTTTATCAATTGGACAATTATGTTTGAATCTGTTATATCAATATTATTGAGTTCATTTTCATTGGTATCACAATTTTTTTTATGTTTCCATAAACCTACTCGTGATTTGTATTCCTTATTACAATTTTTACATATGAAATCACAACAAATATTATTTGGGGATATTTGTGTTAACGGAGAGTTAACATTTGTTAACAATTTGTTAACTGATGTATTATTTTGATGTTTAGCTGTCGCCAAATGTCGCTCATAATCTTTTTTGTTACCTGTTTTGGTCTTACATTTTTCGCAATAATATTTGGGGATTTTTTGGGAAATGTCTGTTAACATTTTTATATATATAGTTAACATAAAAATCCCCTAAATACTTTTAAAATTATATGATATTTTTAAAAATTTTCAACAAAAAAAATTATCGTCACAAATTCAAAATTTTTTTTTCTATGATGAGACCTTAATTTTTTTTATGGTCACAGCTTTTTCTCTAATTTTTACATATTTTTTTTTCCCAAAAGTATTTTCATTTTTCAAAAATGGACAAAAATAAATGTCCAAAATCGACTTTTACAAAATAATGTTGGATTTTCGAAAAATATTGCATTTTATATAATAAATTCCCAAAACAACTTAAAGAAACTTAAAGAAACTTTTAGCTTTGTTAAAATTATTTTTATCAAAAAATCCAGAAAATCCAGAAAATCCAGAAAATAATATATTTTTAAAAAGACAGATTTAAATATAAGTATTTAATAATAATATATGTCAACCGAAATAGAAGTTCCCGAAGAGTTTGCCAAGGTAATTAAGGATTTTGTTGGTGATTTAAAAACCACTTTCCCCGAATACGAATCTTTGATAAGTAAATGGTGGAAGGATAAGTCCGTTTTTGCTTACATTGAAAATGAAGAAGAGAGAAACAAAGCAATTGAAGCATCCGAAATCACAAGTACCAAATTAGTTTTTTCTTTTTGCCAGAAAAAATTACCACCCAGATTCTTTGATATTTTATATAAGAACGAAGATATTTTTAAGCCAGATTATGAAGGCGACACCGAATTCTTGCCACATATTCATTTTAAAAACTTGTGGCAATTTGATTTGTCACAAACTACTCGTGATACCATTTGGAAATACTTACAGTTGATTATGTTTGCCATTGTCGGTTCTTTAAATAATAAGGAGGCTTTTGGAGATTCTGCCAAATTATTTGAAGCAATTAACCAAGACGAGTTTAAGAATAAGCTGGAGGAAACTTTGACCCAGATGCAAGGATTCTTTGATCTAAATGGAAATACTAAGGAAACCGGAGAAACTGGTAAAACCGAAGGAGAAGGTCCGAATTTCAATATGGGAAACGCAAATGATATCCAAGACCACATTACCGGTATGTTAGATGGAAAATTGGGTAAATTGGCGAAGGAGATTGCGGAAGAAACCGCCGAAGGTTTGAATATGGATATGGAAAATGTAACCGACGTCAAAGATGTTTTTCAAAGATTGATTAAAAATCCTACAAAGCTTATGGGACTTGTTAAATCAGTAGGCGACAAATTGGATACCAGAATAAAATCCGGTGAAATTAAAGAGAGCGAGCTGATTGCCGAAGCATCAGAATTAATGAATAAGATGAAGGATATGCCTGGTATGGGTAATATTCAATCCATGTTGAATAAAATGGGAATGGGTAATTTAGGTGGTATGGGTGGTAAAGTCAATACTGGCGCAATGGAGGCACAATTGAATAAGAGGATGAAGCTGGCGCAAATGAAGGAGCGAATGAAAGCAAAGTCAGAAGCCAAAGCCGCTGCTTCTTCTGCCACTTCTTCTGCTTCTACTTATACTCCTCAACCAACCATCTCCGAGGAGGAAATCTTGAAAATATTTAGTACCGGTGAGAAGGTAGATAGAACCCCACGAGGCGCCAAACCAAGTCAAGTTACCGGCGACAAAAAGAAAAAGAAGGGAAAGAAATAAGCTATCATAATTTTTCATTAATTTTTATTATTCCTACAATAAAAATTAAGTAATAGTTTTTTAAAAAAAGATTTATATATATATAATGACAATTCAATTTTGGACAAATGACCCAACAGTATTATTTAATAAAGAATACATTATTGAACTATGGCCTACGACAGATATGTGTTACGAACAAAAATTAAACGCCATTACCAGATTAATTATTTTAATCACAATTTTAGGATATATTTTAACAATGTCTCAAAGAATTTTAGTAATTGGATTTTTAACATTGGCTGTTATTTTTGTCCTCTTTAAAATGAGAAAGCAAAAGTTGACAAGCGAGATGGTAAAGGAGGGCTTCTTTGTTGAAGGGCCTTCACCTGGCATATTTAAGCAAAAAACCAGATCAATTACTAATCCAGTAACACTTGACACAGTTTTAAATGATGAATTCTTGGAGGGCACCAAGAAGAACCCGTTTAGCAATGTTTTGTTGACGCAAATTAATGATGACCCTGAACGAAAATCCGCACCACCAGCGTTTAACGTTGATGTCGATGAAGATATAACTAAAAATGTGAAAAGGTCTGTTCAAATGATGAATCCAGGTATAAAAAATACGAATAAACAACTTTACGGAGACCTTTGGCAGAACTTCGAACTCGACCAATCGAATCGTGTATTTTTTAGCACTGCAAATACCCGTATAGAACCGGGTGACCAAGGTGCTCTAGGACAGTTTTTATATAATAATCTTAAATATTCTGGCAAGGAATCCACTGCCGAAGGTGCTATTGCGAGAGTACAAGACAATTATCGTTACACACTTTATTAATAGCATTAGCAGAGTGTTTTATTTATTTATTTACAAATTTTATTAAATAAATAAAAAATTTTAATATTAAAATATTATATAAATAATGGACAAATTTATAGTTTTAGGTAATAGAGTCCCATATGAATATTTTTTAACAAAAGGAAAAGGCGAGTCTGCCGCCGGTTCTGAAGGTCTTCCTTATGAGACAGGGTCATACGACGCTGCGTTAAATGATGCTGGAATAGAAAATACAAACGTAATTGAATACACCAGTGTCATTCCTGTTGGCGCAAAAGAAATCCCAAAAGAACAAGGATTAAAGCGATTAAATTGGGGCGAAGTTTTAGAGGTGATTAAAGCACAATCAAACGGTAAAAGAGGTGAACATATTAGCGCCGCAGTTATGACAACAACAATAATAGACCCAAATGGCAAGTACCTTGGTGGTTTTGCTTGTGAATATTCAGGTTCAGGAACAAGAAAAGAAGCCGAAGATAGTTTAATAATTTCGATTGCCGGAATGATAAAAAGACGTGGATATGGAAATATTAAGGGTGAAACAAAAATGTACAAGGATAATATTACAGATACTGGTTATATAATTCATCCAGGGAAAGTTTTTATTTACGATGATATAAAAGTTAATGAAGAACATGGCTCTGTTTTTTGTGCAATATGCTTTGTTAGTCATAGATATCCACATTTAACAGATGCTCCGGACGTCTACGCCGATTTACATATAGATAAATCAATTGCTTTTGTAAAAAATAATACAACAAAGAAAAATAGAAAGGGTAAAAAACATAGGAGAAAATAGATAGAATAATTATATTGTTTAAAATATTACTTTAATCCTACACTTTATTAATAGCATTAACCGTAACAACTTACTTTTTCTTTTTTGTTGTTATAAACCCATATTTCATATTTATAACCTAATTCTTTGGCTGCTTGTTGTTTCAACAAAACAATATCTATTTGTTTTTCATAAGTCCAAGTAGATTTAACCTCTATACACCTATTTTGAGAAGGAATAAAAATATCCACATAATGTCTATGTTTTTTACCAGACTCATCATTATACCAAATGACAGGAACATTTTGAATGCCTGTAATTATATATGATTCATCAATTTTTTCATCTATAATTAATTCATCCAAAGCAAAACTTTCATACCCTTGTATTTCTATTATTTTGTTTGATGGTAATGTATACTCTTTTTTCTTATAATTTTGCTTAATACTTTTTTCCATTATATCTGAATTTTGTGTCGGATTTTCAACACCCCAATTTTTCAAATAGGTTTCTATTTTTTTCTTTTTAATTTCTTCATTTTGAGAGGGATTTTCATAACCATATTTTTCCAAACAAGTTTTTTTATATTGTTCTTTATTTGATTCTAATTGTGTATTATATTCTACACCATATTTAATTAAATTTGTAGCTTTTATTTTATTTATTATATCTTTATTTTGAAAAACATTTTTACAACCATATTTTTTTAAATTAGTATCTTCTGTTTTTGTTTTTATTTCTTTAGATTGCATTGCGTGTTTAACTCCATATTTTTCTAAATTGGTTTTAATTGATTTAGTTTTCATAATTTGTGACTGTGTAGAATATTTACAACCATATTTTATTAAATTTTGTTCTATTATTTTATTTTTTATATCCTCATTTTGTGATGGATGTTCACATCCATATTTTTCTAAATTTGTTTTTTTTCTTTTTTCATTTTTTATATTATTGGTACATTCTATACAAAAATAATTTGATTTAATTAAATAATCAAACTTTTTTTCAAAATTATTATTACAATTTTTAGAAACACATTTGCCTTTGATAATTACAGTTCCTTTTAACAGGACATTACTATAATCCTCTAACAAAACAATATTATTTTCGCTACAATATTTTTGTAAAAGATCAAAATTATATTTAGTGTATTTCGCCATTATATACTATATATAGAAAATATATCTCTAAACTATTTAAAAATAAAAATATAATATATTTAATAAAAATGGAATCAAAATATAATTGTGAAAAATGTCAATATAAATGTAATTATTTGTCAGAATGGAATGAACATTTAGAAACAAAAAAACATACTGGAGAAAAACGTAAAGGGAGAAATGATAAAGTTTTAGTAGATAAATGTGGACTATGTGATTATAAACCAAACAAAACAACAAATTTAAAACTACATTATTTAAATAAACACGCAACAAAAGAAGAAAGGAAACAACAATTTAATTTTTATTGTGAAAAGTGTGATTTTGGGTGTTTTGTAGAAGTTTTACTTAATAGACATTTAGAAACTCAAAAACATTTAAATTTGTAAAAAAATAATATGTATTATAATTATATAAATGGCAAACGTTTCTAGTTATTCCTTTAATAATATTTCTCGCCTTGGAGCAGATGATTGTAATAAGTCACAAACTGATATTCAAAATGTTGCTTCTTGTAATTATCTGACACAAAACTATTTTGCTTCTGATTGTTCTATGAAAAATGTTAAGGCGCTTGCGACTACTCAACCTGGTATAATGTACAATGGTGGCTACAATTCGGGTGCCGGTGGTTGCAATATTGACGAGTCGTCGAAACTCCAAATAGGCACTATCCAAACCCATCCCAGATGCCGAATTGATTTGTTCCAAAGACCTTTTGCTACTGTTCCGTTTTTGGGACGTGGTGCTGTTAACCCTGTTATGGAGTCGCAAATACAGCAAGGAGAGCAACTTGTGAACAAACGCAGTGTCAATAATTTGAGTGAGAAGAGCTATATCAAGTATCACCAGACACCGCTTTTACCCGCGGTTAAGAATAGAATTGATAATTCTACCAAGATTGAGAGTGATGCGTCTGAAGGCTGGATCCGCGGTGGTGTCCCATCTCGCGAACTAACGCGTGATAATGATTATTTTAACAAGCACACCACGAATCAATATGTTTAATACTTTTTTCACGAAGTTATGAAAAGTATTACAAAATTTTATATTTAAAAATAAATCCTTTTAATTTTACGATTTATTTTTAATAGATACATATTTTTTATTTGTTGTTATTTTGTAAAATAGTAGTACAATCTATATTTTTATCATTATTCTCCAAGCATTTATTATATAATTCGTATATTTTATCATTTGATAATTTAGGTTCAGTAATAGTCTCATTTTTTTTGGGGCTTTCCTCTTTATTATTAGTTCTAAACAAATTATTGGCAATTGCGCTACCTACGCCAAATGAAAAACCTTGTTTCATAGTATCAACCATTGAAGGAGGCGAAGGCGAATGTGAAGGTGTATTTATAATTGTAGGAGCAGGTGAATAAGAAGGAGCAGGTGAAGGCGCACGGCGTTGAGACGAGTTTGAATTTGTTCGGTTTGATGCTGATCTAGGCATTTCTTTATATTACACTTATTATTATTATATTTTTAAATCAATTTTTTAGAGAATTAAAGAAGTATATAAAAATTATTTAAACATTATTCCAGTAATTTTTTATGTATAATACCAAAGTAGAATGTACTTATAATACACCAGAAGTCTTTTTGGAAACCGATAATATTACCGAAGACGAAAAAACATTTATTCGCAACATCATTTATCGTCAAGAATTATTGAATGTTTTGGATATCGATTTTGAAAACGATGATGAGGAAAATGATGAAAAAATAAGTGAGGCAATAAATGGGTTGTATAATCGTCTCAAATATTGCGAAAAAATAACAAAATGTATGGCTAAGGTTGTTGAAAAACATCTGAACGTGGGAAAATATATGACATGTGGTGAAGAATTAGGATTGATGTTATTGTATTCTTACGACTATATGTATTTAACCCATATTTGTATTTGCGATTTTATTTCAAATGGTGAAATATCCGACGAGAATATTGGAAAATTGGAGAAAGCATTAAATTAATTATATATTTCACTCTTTTATATAAATTAAGATTTTTGCTATATATTTTGTAATACTTTTTCTAAAAGTATTTTTTTAAAAAAGTATATATATAAATGGCGTCTACCCGCAACAGAAATACTCCCGGCAATTACAATTTAGAACAAATCGAATACAAGCAGTCTGAGAACTATACATTATATGCTAACTCGCAATATGGAGCGGCTTATAATACCAGACTTCCTGGTAATGGTTTGCTACCTGCACAAATCCCTTGGAACAAAATGTCATATAACGCAGCTGATATAGAGTCATTTTTATTAGGAATTAATTCTACGAATTTGGTCAACCCGGCTCCTTGTTTTGTACCAGAATTAAAGAAACTTGAATCGACCAACATTTACGAAAAAGGTCCTACATTAATGCCTGAACCTTTAGTAGTAGAAAAGAGTCAGCGACCTTTCCCTGTCCCCAATTAAACCATTTATAATATTTTATATTAATTTTTAGCTTTTAATTAATTTAAAATATATTTGCTTTTTATATACATGAGTGGTACTATAAATGCATTAAATATTACCAGTGAAAATATTACAGTAACAAATTTGATTGTAACTAATATAAACGGTAGACCATATACGGGTTCTGGTGGTTGTGGTAGTTATTATACTCCTTGCCCGAGTTGTGGTAGCCAACCTGGTGAGGACCCTTGTATAGATTGTGGTTCCGCTGTAGATATAGACCCTTGTGATTGTCTTGTTGTAAATAATTGCGGTGGTGGTAATGGAGCACAAGGGTTTCAAGGTGCTACAGGTCCAGGTGGAGGAGGAGGAGGATCAGGCGTAACAGGTTCCACAGGTGCTCAAGGTGCAGTCGGACAAACTGGAGCACAAGGGTTTCGAGGTGCTACAGGTATAAATGGTGTCATAGGTGCTACAGGTGCTACCGGAGTCACAGGTGCTACTGGATCTCAAGGTGCTACTGGATCTCAAGGTGCTATAGGAGCAACCGGAGTTACAGGATCAACAGGAGCATTAGGTTCTACAGGGTCTCAAGGTGCTACAGGTGTTACAGGATCGACAGGAGCTTTAGGAGCAACAGGGTCTCAAGGTGCTACAGGTATTACAGGATCCACTGGAGCATTAGGTGCTACAGGGTCTCAAGGAGCAACAGGTGTTACAGGATCAACAGGAGCTTTAGGTGCTACAGGGTCTCAAGGTGCTACAGGTGTTACAGGATCAACAGGAGCATTAGGTGCTACAGGTGTTACAGGAGCAACTGGAGCTTTGGGAGCAACAGGGTCTCAAGGTGCTACAGGTGTTACAGGATCCACTGGAGCATTAGGTGCTACAGGTTCTCAAGGAGCAACTGGTGTTACAGGATCAACTGGAGCTTTGGGAGCAACAGGGTCTCAAGGTGCTACAGGAGTTACAGGATCAACTGGAGCATTAGGTGCTACAGGATCTCAAGGTGCTACAGGGTCTCAAGGAGCAACAGGTGTTACAGGATCTACAGGAGCTTTAGGAGCAACAGGGTCTCAAGGTGCTACTGGTGTTACAGGATCTACAGGAGCTTTAGGAGCAACGGGGTCTCAAGGTGCTACAGGTGTTACAGGATCTACAGGAGCT